TCACGAGAGCCGCCAATGGTGCTCGGACGCCGGGTGGTCGATCCAGATCGTGTGTTCGCCCGTGGGTTCGACCGTGAGGCCGAGCCGGTCCCACCCAGGTCGTCCGGCCGAGGTCCACAGGTCGTGCGCCCATTCGATGCTGGACCAGAGCGGCGTGCCGCCCTCAGTCACGGTGGAGCCGGTCAGGGCGGCTCGCGCCCACGATCCGTCGGGAGCGCTGAGCGTCACCGCGGCCGGTTGCATGGTCTCCGGGTCGAGTTCGTAGCCGAACGACAGGCCGCCGGGCAGCTTGAGCTGGGCCAGGAACCAGGCCACGGGGGCGTCGTTCCACGGTGCCGCTGGGGCATCGGTTGGCCGGGTGCGGCTCCCGGTCGCCCGGTTGGCAGGTTGGGCCGACGGGATGGTCGGCGTGCCGGGGCGCATCGCCATGAACGCTGCCCACCGGGACGTGAAGTGTCCCTCCAGCTTGTCCCCGACGCGGTGCAGGTGGACCAGATTCCCAGCGCTGACCGCGAGCTTGACGTCCACCAGGATCGCTCCGTCGGGCGCGAGCTGTTCGGCCCACGTCCAGGGGACACGCGGAACCGAGCACGTGGCGATGATCCTGTCGAACGGCGCGTGCTCGGCGAGGCCAGCTGCACCGTCGGCCGCGACGAGCAGGGGGCGATACCCGGCTGCGGCCAGCCGTTCCCGAGCGACGTCCACCAGGTCTTCGCCGACGTCGACGGAGAACACCCGGTCGTCGCCGAGCCGGTGCGCCAGCAGCGCCGCGTTGTAGCCCGTGCCGGTGCCGATCTCCAGGACCTTCTGCCCGTCGCGCACGTCCAGGATCTCCAGCATGCGCACCATCAGGTCGGGCTTGGTGCTGGACGAGATCGGCTCCTCGTGATCGCCGGTGCGCGCCAGCGCGGTCACCAGCGTTTCCGGCGAGTAGGCCCGCGCGAGGTCGGCGGCCGTGTCGATCTCGACCCACTCGCCGGTCCGATCCTGTTCGTACGCCAGCGGAACGAGCAGGTGCCGGGGTACCTCCGACACCGCGCTGTGCCACTGCCGGGACCGAAGATCGCCGTTGTCCCGGAGGGCGTCGGCGAGACGGCGAGCGTGCGCCGTCCACTCCGTGTCGAGCGTTGTCACTGAGTCCCCTTGGCGAGTAGGTCCGCGAGTTGACCGGTCAGTGGCGCACCGGTTTCGTCTTCCAGCCATCCATACTGGCCCCCGGCGTTGACTTCCAGGAAGGTCCACGTCCCGTCCGGCTGAACAACGAAGTCCAACGCGCCGTAGGTCAGGCTCATCGACGCCATCAGGTCGTGAACGCCCCCGGCTACGTCGGCCGGAGGGGTGATCAGCTCGTACGACAGGTTGTCATAGTCCGAGCGCCAGTCGATGTAGCCCGAGGCACTGGCCGATCGGATCGCGGCGGCCGTCAGCTGGTCGCCGATGACCACCATCCGCACCTCGTACGCTTTGGGTACCCACCGCTGGAACAGGTGCGTCGTCACGTCGATGCCCCGGAGGTCGGCCATTTCCGCTTCGCTGACGAACCTGGTGAACCCGATCTTGCGAACGCCTTCCTCCATGATCGTGTTGGACCCGAAAACCTTCGTGATGGTCTTGCCCGCCGAGACGAATTCGCGCACCGCGTCGGCTTCGGTGGTGATCAGGGTGTCGGGCACGGTCAGTCCGCACTCCGAGGCCCTGGTGAGCTGGACCGGCTTGTAGGCGGCGTCGGCCAGGCGCGCGGGATGGTTGACCCAGAGCGCGGGCAGCGAGCTGAGCACGCCGCCGAGCCCGAACTTCGCTTCCAGGTTCGCGTGCGCCCGCTCGGCCGGCGTCAGCCCGGCGGGGAACTGGTAGGCGCGCGGCGTCCGGTACCAGACCGCGGTGATGCCTTCCAGGTCGATGTGGCGGGTCGGCGTGTTCAGTCGGCCGCTCCACCGTCCCCCGCGCAGCCCAGCGGAGACGCTGAGCTGCGCAGGGAACCAAGCAGTGTTGACCCGATGCACCACCGCGTCACGCTCGCGCAGCGCGCGGACCATGTTGTCGGCAGTTGCGTCGATGTCTTCTGCGAGGATCAGGACGGACATTTAGACCGGCGAGCCCGGGAAGTCGGGGACGGCGTCATAGGTGAAGTCCTCCGACGGACCCTCGTCACCGTCGTTGTTGGTGACCTTGTTCGCGGTCGCGGCCACCTCAGTCAGCGGCTGCCCCGTCGCGTTGACGGCGATCTGCTGGACGTGGTCGTACGCGAAGCTCTCGCGCACCGCGTCGCCCTGGTGGCGCGCCGGAGCCATACCGCTCAGCCCCCAGGGGCGGATCGTCGGCGAGGACGGGACGCTGTGCTCGGCCGGGACGCTGTTGCGCCCCAACGGGAACTGGCCGCTGTGGGAGGCGACAGGGTCGGCGGCGAACTGTTCGCGCTCAAGTAGTGCCGTGGACATCGATGCACCTTTCGTTCTCAACTTACCGAGCCTCCTTGTGGAGGTCGGAAATCTGGAGGGCTGGCCCTATCCGCCAACGGGTTAGAGGTTTTCCAGGGCTTCGAGCAGGTGCGCCAGAACTTCCGGCGTCGGCTTCGCCCATTGGGTCGGAGGCGACTCCCGCACCTGTGGGATGAGCTGGGTGGGCAAGTCGTCGGCAAGGTCGCCGCTGAACCAGCCGTAGCCGTCCGGTTCCTGCTCGGCCCAGTGCTTGCCCACGATCGCCAAGGCGGGCATCAGAGGTCGCCGGGCAGCCAGAGCGAACTGGACGCGCGGCGGGTGATCGTCGGTGCACCGGGTGCACCGTGCGGTGGCAGCTTGAGGAGTGCGGTGATGACGTCCTCCACCGTGCCGTGCTCCTGCCAAAGGGGGTCGCCGTGCGGGTAGTCCTCGATCCGGAATCGCGACGCGACCGCTTCGGTCATGTGCTGGATCGTGTAGGTGTCCACGGCTCCGTTGCGGCGTCGTTCGGCATGGATCGCTGCGACGGCCGCGCCGTCCTCCCCGCGCAGGTGCAGGAACTGGAAACCCGCTGTGACGCTCCGCCTCAGAGCGGCGATGTGCGGAGCTTCCTCGTCGGTGGGAGTCATCGTGGCGTCATTCCTTGGGGATGGTGGGCGGCGGACCTGCCGGAGGTCGGGGATCAGCGACAGGTCCGCCGCCGCTTAGGCCCTGCTTGGTCCGGAGGAGGGGAAAGGCGGACCGGACAGGGGGCTTCTGGGACAGCAGCCGCCGGAAGAGGGACGGCTTGCGGTGGCGACGACGGCGGGCGTTCAGCCGCAGGTCGAGGTCGGTCATTGCGGCGCGGGCGCGCAGGTACAGCTCGCACCGAGGGCAACCCCGACCGGGCGGCGCGGCCAGCGGGACCGGGGTCACCACGTGCCCGCAGACCGCCTCGGGGTCTGCGCCCAGCTGGAAGCCGCGCCCGGCTTCCTCGTCGGTCACGGCGTGGCTGTAACCGTCGGCTCCGCTGGTGAACCACGTGACGAACAGGCGCTCGACTTGCAGCGTCATCGCACACCTCATTCCGGTTGAGGGGCGGCGGGCGGTGCGCGGAGCCACTGGGGAGTGCTCGCGGGAAAGGCTCGACGCGGCACCGCCCGCCATATGTGCCCGGCCGTGCCCGTCGGGGGCCAGGCGCGGCCGGGGAGGTCTACAAGCGAGCGAACGGCAGGACCGAGCACCCGTCTCGCTGAGACTCGATCGCTTGGGCGTGTTCCTCCAGGTGCCGCGCCAGCTCGCGTGCCCCTTCGGGGGTCATCAGCGCCGCTTCGGCTGGAGGCGCGAGGAGGACCACGCGGCCGGTTGCCCGGTAGGTCGTGACCTTCTTGGGACGGTTGCAGCCGTCCGTGCAGGCGACGTTTTGCCTGGTCGGGGGCGCCTTGGTGGGGACGGGGGGTGCCGTCATAGCGTCGACTCCTATACGCTGGCTTTCCAGCATTCTGATTCAGGTCATTCGCACCTGGTCAATACGAAGTCTGATATAGCTCGGCTTGATAATCAAGCCTTGAGCACCCGTCCAATCGAGTGGCATCGGGCGATACCCTCTGTGTCGGAAGGCAGGGATCGCCCAGTCCGGGAAGGCCGCTCATCAAGCCCGCGAGAGAGGCGTATCGATGGCCCCAACTGTCCGCACCGCGAGGAAACTGCTGCTCGGGCGCGAGATCGCGCACATGATCGAGAAGGCGGGCGTCTCGCAGGCCGAGGCCGCCAAGCTGATCGAGACGAGTCAACCGCGGATCGCGAGCCTGATCAGCGGCGGCAGCAGCATCTCGCCTGGCGACCTCGTGTTGCTCGCGCAGGGACTCGGCTTCGGCGACGAGGGATACCAGGAAGCGCTGCGCGACCTCCGGCGCGACAACCACAAGCGCGGGTTCTGGTCGACCGGGCACAACCGGGCCTACGCCGAAGACCTGCGCCTCCTGGTCGACCTGGAGAAGCATGTCGATCAGATGCGCTCGCTGGAGGTCGAGGTCATCCCGGGCCTCTTGCAAACCGCGGCGTACGCCCGCGCCATGCATGCGGATCTTCCGGACACCGACGACCTGACCGTCGATGACATGGTGCAGGCGAGGCTGGCGCGGCAGGACATCCTGGACAAGCCGGATGCGCCGACCGTCCACTTCGTCATGAGTGAGTCGTGCCTGCGACGCATGTGGGCTCCAGCCGACGTGATGCGCGACCAGATCGAACACTTGATCGCGTTGTCGGATCGGGAGAACGTGCTGATCCAGGTACTGCCGTTCGACATGCCGCCGAAGCGTCGGACGGCGGTCCAAGGCCGCTTCACGCTGCTCCGGGTTCCGTCGCCGGGCGCAGCCGGGCCGCTCGAACTCGCGTACACCGAAGGCGAAGGCGAGATTCGCTACCTGGACGACAAGAAGGCGCTCGCCGCCTACGAGTCAGCCTGGGTTCGTCTCGCCGACGCCGCGCTTCGGTTCGATGAAAGCCGCACGTTCCTGAAGAAGGTCGCACGCGAGATGTGAAACACCCAACCCCCTATGGAGATCGCAGTATGAACAGCACTCGCCCCACCTTTGCGGAGACCGAGTTCCGCAAGGCGACTCGCAGCAACCCCAATCAGCAATGCGTGCGCGTGGCCCGCCGTGACGGCTGGGTCGAGCTGCGCGACGACAAGACCGTCTTCGGCACTGCCGACGACCACCGGCTCGTCTTCACCGTCGAGGAGTTCGACGCCTACCTGGCCGGCGAGCGCGAGGGACGAACTGAGGGTCTGGCCCTGGAGATCACTCGCCGCGACGAGGACGGCATGTACCTCTTCCGGCGTAGCGGCTGGGCTGGCATCGAGCTGGTCTTCGATGAGGCCGAGGTCGTCGCGTTCCGTGACGGCGTGGCCAAGCACGAGTTCGACGCGATCGCTTACGCCGCATAGGTTTTCGCGTCACCGAAGGCCCCGTTGCTGCCTCTGGCAGCGGCGGGGCCTTCGTCACGCTCTGGACAGAACGGCGGAAACTTTCTGCCGCCGTACGGTTGCCTCTCCACCGTCGCGCGTGTTAAATCCGTTTCAACAGGTGATGCCGCACACACGCAGAAGAGTAGGAGATGACCCTTTATGGCTGACGCGTCCGGGATTCCGCCGGAGGTCCGCGAGTACCTGGAGTCAGCGCCGGAGGCGTTCTTGCGCTGCCGCTTGTTCCACCACAACTGGGACCTGACTCACGAACTCGGGACGTACTTCATCGAGCACGAGGGCCAGGCTGACGAGACGTGGCGTCAGGAACTGGAGTGTGCGCGCTGCGGTCTGCCGGGTGTGGACTACTGCGAGCCTTGGACGTGCGTGCGCGTCGGCACGCGCCGCATCCTTTACCCGCAGGTCGAGGGTTATCTCGCAGAGGTGCCGGTCGCCAGGGAACACATCCGCCTATTCCTCGCCGAAAAGCAGATGAGGCACCGGAAAACGCCGCGCAGCCGCAATGGCCGGGCGAGGAATTCCCTTCGTCCCAAGCCTTCCCGTGCGACCGCTGCCGCGGCCTGAGTGGCTGGGAGCGCGGCATGGCGAAGAAAGTCCTTCTGGTAGACGATTTCGACAACGACACGCACGCGACCGAGACCGTGATCTTCGCTTTCGACGGCGAGACTTTTGCGGTGGATCTCTGCGAGGAGAACGCCCTCGCGTTCCGTGAGCTGCTGGCCCCGTATGTGGATGTCGCCACCAAGCTCGGCAAGCACAAGCTCGACAAGCGCCCCGCCAACGGCAAGAGGGTTTCGACGTCGGTTCGTCCGCAGACGGCGAAGACGTTGCCAGCCAACACATCCGTGAACGGCAAGCCGTGGTACCGCCACAACCCGGACGGAGCGCCCGAGCAAGAGAAGGCGAAGAAGCGCTACCGCGACATGGCCCGCCAGTTCGGCCGGGAGAACGGCTACGAACTCGGCAAGCGCGGCGTGATCCCGGCCGACGTGTATGCCGCGTTCGAGGAGTACCGCCGCGAGGAGGGATTGCCGGTCGGTCCGGAGAGCGTGGGGCTGACATGACGGTCTTCGGCTACGTCCGGGTGTCCCCGCACGCTCCGGCAGGGACGGTGGACATGCAGGATTGGTGGATGCGTTTCCACGGCTGCGACGAGGTGTTCGCCGACGTGTGGCAAGGGCCGAACCATCCGCCCGCGTTCGATCGCCTGCTGGATCACGCGCAGCCCGGCGACAAGGTCATGGTCCCGGCGCAGTCCGTCTTCGGCCCGACCGACGCGCATTACCGCGAGGCTCGCAAGCAACTGGGCCAGCAGGGCGTCTCGGTGGTCGTGATCGGCGTGGAGCCGCCGGTCTACCAGCCCGACGCGGCGGAGGAATTGGCGTCATGAACGCCCGTCCGGCAATGGAGTGACGGATCGCTGACATCATTGGCGCACAAAGAAAAAGCCCCCGCCTGCCCACACGGGACAGGCGGGGGCTTTTATCAATCCCCTACGGAATGATCGCCGCAGGCCGAGGGTAGCAGGGCGCGGGCTCGACTCCGGCGGTCCAGCGACCCTGACCCATCTATGGGCCATCCAACAGGATCGCCTAACCCTATGTCTTGTAGCACCTATGTGCTGTAAGGTGCCAGGTATGAGATTGACTCACGCGGCGGTCGGACTCGCCGCCGCCTTCATGGAGGCACCTGACGAGCCGCACTGGGGGTACTCGTTGTCCCGTCAGTCCGGCGTCGGGTCGGCTTCGATGTACCGACGTCTGTCCAAATGGCTGGAGGACGGCTGGTTGACCGACGGCTGGGAAGACCCCGAGGAAGCAAAAGGTCGCGCTCCTCGGCGTTACTACCAGTTGACCGACCGCGGCTGTCTGGCGCTGGGCGCGATCCTCGCCCGTGCCCAGGAAGACAAGCGCTTCAATGCTGCCGCCTGGCGGCTGGCGTGACGGGCGAACTGATGACGATGCTTGGCTTGAGCGGTGTCGCTGGCGTGTTCCTGGTCGGCCTTGTGTTCGGCTTCTTTCCGGTGTTCACAACCAACCTGCTGGTCCGACTGTATCCGCCCGGCCATCCCCGGCGGCGGGAATTGCTTGCGGAGTTGGCCGTAGTGCCGACGAAGGAACGCATCGTGTGGGTTTTCGGCATCGCGGCGACCGCGCTGTTCGAGGCGATCCCAGCGCGGTGGCGCACTCGACAGCGACCGTGGCGGCTTTTTCGCAGGGAGAAGGTCCTCATCGGCCCGATCCAGCTCGTCTTTCCGATGGAGGCTAGCGGACCGGAGGATGCCCAACGGATCGCCGCGCACCACCGCGCCGCTGGCCGTCATGTGACGCTGGAAGGCAACACCGTAACGGTCCACTTCAGGCCGGAGGACAACCCGAGCGACATCGATCCCTCTGCCCGTATCCTGGTGCGTCGGTCGGACATCCCACCACGGGGCAATCGCAGGTAGCCTCCGCACGCTACGCGGTGGGCTGGCCGCCGGGCTCGTCGGCCGCTGGAACGAGCGGTCGGCCCCGGTCGTCGCGGGGATCGGCGACCGGGGTCACCTGCGGCTCGGCGTGGTCGAGCACGTGGAATTGCGCGACAGCCGAGGTCACGAAGGTGATCAGCGTGACGACAGCCGCGACCACGTTGTCCAGCGCCGTGGCCTGCTCGGCGTTGAGGATGCCGAACGAGACCGCCGCCGCGATCAGCGTGCCCGCCAGCGTCTTCCATCCGCCACCGCGGATTGCTTCCAGGATCGGCCGGGGCCGGTCGGCCAAATCGTTCACGTCCATCACCGGAACCCCAGCTTGGCCCAGGTTTGCGCGCCCACGATGCCGTCCACGCCGAGTCCGGAGCGCCGCTGGAATTCGCGGACCACGTCGGCCGTCGCCGATCCGAAGATGCCGTCCACGACCAGCTTCGAGTACGCGGGATAGACCCGGTTCAGGAACGCCTGGAGTTCGCTCACGGCCGGGCCGGTCGAGCCCTGCTGGAGCGTCGGGCGACCGGACGGCGCGGGAGCTGGAGCGGGGCCGCCTCCGGCGATGCCCCACCCGGCCCGGTCGTCGTAGTTGGTTCGGGAGAACGACACGTGGACGTGGCTGGTGTGCGGGTTCGAGCCGGTGTAGGCGTGCCAGCCGGAGAAGTCCTCGTTGGTGATCCGGCGGTTGTAGATCACGTAGCCGCCGTTGGTCAGCCGGTGGTCTCCCGTGCGGCCGTCGTGTCCGGTCCGACCGCGCTGGCGCAGGTACTCGGCGAGCCATGCCGCGTCGATGCCGTCCTTATCGATGTCGATCGCGCGGACCACGCCCATGCCGGTGCGGTCGATGACCCAGGGGTTGTGATCGCTGCTGCGACTGGCGTGCGCGGCGTCGCCGATCGTGCCGTCCGAGGTCTTGTCCCTGTTCGGCCAGCGGGTGTTGACTTCGTTGCGCAGGTCGATCAGTGCATAGGCGAGACGCCACGCCAATCAGGACTCACCTTCCTTGTCCTCGTCGTCCGGCGCGTCGGCTTCCTCGCCGACGAAGGCGGAGATGTCCTCGTGGGACTCCTCGCCAGCGGTCGCGGCCGGCGGTTCGTCGGTGGGCGAGGTTTCGGGCAGGTGGGTCATCGCGGCCTCCTTCACTTGCACAGGTCTCGTGGGGGTGGCGGGTAGGGGTGTTTGGCGCGTTCGGCCTCGGCCTCCGAACGCTTGGCGAGGTAGTCGCCGATGGCGGAGCGCACTTTCTCCGGCGGGACCGGCGGGTTGGCGAGGTAACCGCCCAGCGACTTCATCAGGTCGTCCAGCGCGGCCTGCGCTTCGGCCGAGGAGTCCGAGCGGGCGTCCAAAGCGTCGGCGAAACCGTTGCTGTAGACGGCCTGGCACTCGGTGATGCGCCGGGTGGCGTTGTTGGTGACAATGCCCTGCGCCACTGTGATGATCCCGAGCAGCGCCACGACGACGCCGAGCACGAACTGTGCGGACGGGGCGCGGCGCGTGCGGGGCTTATCGTCTGGCACGTGGCCCTCCGGGGTGACTGCGGTGGCGATGCGGTGCACATCGCGGGCGGCACGGCCGAGCAGGTAGCCGACGACGAAGCCCGCCAGTGCCCATCCGGCCGACTCGCTGACGTAGGCCCAGACCTCACTCATCGCGCGGCTTCTGTTCGTCCTGCGGAGCGATCAGCTCGGCGAGGCGTTGGCGCGCCTCGGTGACCTTCTGAGTGTTGCGGTGCCCCAGGGCGTACACCGCGCCCACGACGATCGCGAAGATCGCGTTGATGGTCGGGTCGTGCCGATCGGGCGAAACGAACCCGACGACGACGTTGACCGTCCAGGCCATCGAGATCAGGATCGTGAGCGCCGTGACCAGCGGCCGGGGCAGCACGTCAGATCTCCCCCTCGTCCGTCACTGGGAGCCGACGTACTGGACAGTGATCTCGGAGGGAATGCCGAACACCGAGCCCTTGAGCGTGGCCGCGAGCGCGCACCAGTTCGACCAGTAGAGCTTGTCGCGCAGGTTGAGGTAGATCCGCGACCGTTGGGCGTCGAGCACCGCGCCGTCCCCGCCGGACTGCGGGATCTGGCGGGCATCGGTGGCGATCGCGCTGGTGTTGGCCGCCGCGTTGAGCGTGACCTTGGCCCCGGCAACGGCGTTCGCTCCGGTGACCGCGCTGTGGTAGTGCACGCGGTAGTAACCGGCGCGAGCGATCGAGATATAGGCGGGCACCCCGGCCGCGCCCGTCACGAACATCCCGAACGGGTCGTAGGTGGGGCTCCACCCGAGCTGGGCGAAGGTGTCGCTGTTGGCAGCGAGATTGGAGTCTCCAGTTATCTTCACGACGCAGGCCGGAAGCACCGTCTTGTTCCGCCCCAACTCCCCGACCTTGCTCTCCAGCGCACGGAACTGGTCCGCGAGAGTTCCCGTACCGGGTGGCATTGGCATCAGATCACCGCCGCAGTCGGTTGCAGGTCCAGGTCCACAGACGCCTCGTCCTTGCTGCTGAACGCCAGGATGCGACGCCGGTACTGGCCGTCGGGAATCCAGGGGTGCCCGGAGACGCCGAAAACCGGTGCGTCGCCGAGACTCCAGGTCCCCAGCGCGGGCGAGACCGCGATTCCAGTGCCGGTCTCGCCGTCGATGCGCACCGAGCACTTCCAGGTCTCTGTCGGCGCGCTGAACGCGGCGAGGTCGGCGTCGGCGTAGTCCTCCAGCGTCTGCTGATCGATCACGGAGGTGTGGTCGCCGTCCACGAAGTCGGCGGGCGGGAAGCCGAGCCCGACCAGCGTGGTGTCCTCGGCGAACCCGGTCAGCAGGCCGCGTTCGGTGCCCGAACCCTTGACCCACACGCGGGTGCACGGGCTGGCGCTGCCGTTCACGTCCACGTCGATGGCCGAGAGCGCGCCGCCGTAGTCCCAGACCGCCGCGGATTGCTGGTCGCCCAGCAGCGGCGAGCCGATGAGCATCTGCCAGCGCAGCTTGTTCTGGCCGGGAACCAAGTACGGCCAAAAGTCCAGCTCCGGGCCGTTGATCACCTTGGACAGGTCGTCCAGGCGCTCCCAGACCTTCGCCAGGTCGTAGCCGTAGTAGGTCCGGGTGTTGGTGCCCGTTTCCGGCGCGGGCAGGTCGATCGGCAGGCCGAACCCGGTCTGCGCCAGGTTCGCCGCGACGATCTCGCGGGCGATGCCGCGCAGCGACTTGTTCGAGATCGTCAGGTCCTCGGACGTGTTGACGATCGCGGTGTGCCCGGTCGAGTTGCGCAGCACCCGTCGGTCGAACAGACCCTGGACTCCGGTGCCGGACACCGACAACGTGCGGGTGTTCTCGTCGTAGGTGTGGGTGAACGTCGGTCCGGCCTGGACGACGACCGTGCCGTACATGATCAGCCATGAGAACCGTCCGGCGTCGGTGAGCGACTGGAAGTCGAGGCCCGCGTTCGACGGATCGTCGGGCACGACGTTGACCGTCCACTGCCCCTTGTCCGTGAGCTTGCGAGAGAAGGACGGCAGGTCGCGGGGCGTGACGTCGGCCAGCAGATTCCCGGTGACCGTCTCGGCCACCATGACGCGCCAGTCGCCCATCAGACCGCTGGAGGCTGCACGGTCGAGGGATAGACCACGACGGACAGCAGGGTCGCCCCGGTGTCGTTGCCCCGGTAGGAGAATCCGAAGTCCGCACCAGTCGAACCATCCAACCGTCCATTGAGGACGAAGTCGGTCGTGGCGGTGAACGGGCCGTACATGATCGGCGCGACGTTGGCGACCCAGAAGGTGTCCTTGCCCCTGCCGTTGGTGTCGTTGCTGGTCCAGTTGATCAGCGCGCCGTTCTGACTGCCGATCGAGATCCGCATCTCGAACTGCACGCCCGGCGATTGCAGAATCAGGGCGCGGCCGGTCGGGTACACCATGAACGGCGTGCCCGGATACGGCACCGTGACACGGCACAGCTCCTTGACCGTGTTACCGCCCTTGACCCACAGCCGTTCGCCGGGCGGCGGATTCGCGTTGTACACCAAGGCGTTGTGCACGCCGCGCCAACCGGACTTGGTCGGGTCGTCCCCGGCTCCGTAGTAGACCTGGTGCTGGAATCCCGAGGTGTGCACCCAGCGCTGGTCGCCGGGGTACGCGCCCGCTTCCTGGTAGGCCGTCGAGGAGGGCTGGGCGTCCGCGCCGTAGAGCGCCCGCATGCCGCCCCTGCTGACCAGGCCAGGCCCGCGTAGGTCGGTGATGTCGGCCGCGGTGATCGCCGAGACGCCCTTGTTCACCTTGACCGCCGCGAGCGGATGCCAGCCCGACGCCGGAGTGGGTACCGGCTGGGTCGGCGTGCCCGTGCTCGGATCGCCGGTCCAGACCTCGACCGCGAACTTCCGCACCCCGGAGGACGAGGCGATGGCCGGGTTCAGGTCGTCGTAGACCCGCGCGATGATCAGGTCGATCCGGTTGGTGGTGGAGCTGGACGCCGCGAGGTTCAGCGTCTTCACCGAGTCCAGCGCGCACATGTACGCCCCCATGCCCGGGGTGTTGATCACCGCGTTGCCCATCTCGACCGTGACCGCGAGCCCGGTGCTGGCGGGCTTGACGCGCATCGCCATGTGCGAGCTGCCGCCGACTCCGACGGTGTCGCCGCTGGCCATGACGCCGCTGCGGTAGTCGATGTAGCTCAGGTTCGGGCGCGGCATCAGCACGGAGTCCAGCGCCAGGCGGGCGTCGGTCAGCCCGACGCGGCTCTGCACCGCCCACGGGTCGTAGGCGGAGGTCGCCGACGATCCGAGTGCGACCACGGCTTACGCCCCCAGGCCCGTCGTGGAGCCAGGTGTGTCCGGCGGCGGGTCGGCGGGCCACTCGGTCGTGATCGGCCGCAGACCGGAAGCCCGCAGTACCTCGTCGGTGACCGAGGTGTTGCCCTTGTAGAGCCAGTCGCCCAGGTGCAGGAAGTAGTAGCCGAACCACCGGATCGTCGTGCCGTCGTCTGCCATCCGGACGTTGGTGGACTGCTGACCGCCGAAGGCATAGTTGATCCGGTCCATGAACCAGCGCGCCTGGCTCACGTCGGTGTAGCGCACGCAGTCGTTGGCTTCGACCGCCTGGTAGTAGACCGGCGGATCGGGTTCGTCGGAGAAGACGCCCATGCTGAACTCCTTTCGTGGAGGGGGGAACGGGGTCAGAACCAGGCCGCGCGGAAGTTCGCGGTGACGTAGCCGGTGTCGGTGACCGCCCCTGTGTGCGTCAGCCCAACCGAGAGCAGGCCGGGTTCGCCCGTGACGGCATTGGCCGGCGGGATGGCGAAGCCGGTGAACTGCGCCGGGCTGAGCAGTTGGCGGCGCGACGCGGTGCCGCCGAGCAGCACCGAGGGCGCGGAGGGGTCGATGACCACGTACTCCCCGGCGGCGAGCACGGCGTTGTAGCGCATGCTCGCGGACCCGGCCGTGAGCGTCGGGTTCGTCAGCGGCCCGTAGAGCGTGTAGATCGGCGTGGTCGGCGCGGTGCCCCGGTTGGTCAGCCGCATGAACCCGGAGGCGTTCGAGGTGCCGAAGGACAAGCCGTCATCGTCGGCACCCATGCCGAAGTAGAGCCCCTGGTTCGTGTCCGGCTGGACGGTCTGCGCGAAGTCCAGGCCGTCGCCCGCGTCGCGCGGGAGGCCGGAGGACATGAGCTGTTGCTCGATGGAGTACTTCGCCGGATCGGGCGCGACGACCTGGATGGAGAACTCGAAGCCTGGCTCGCTGATCACGTCCAGCGGCGTGCACAGGATCTCGTCGTCCAGGAACACGTCGCAGGTCAACGCGCCGATCTCGCTGTAGCACGTCAGCGCCCGCGGCTTCGTGGGATCGGCGAGCAGGCCGAGCACGTTCGCCTCGGCCTGGCGCAGCACGGAGAAGTCCTCGGCGTAGGCCCGTGCGGTCAGCGAGATCGTGCGCTGCTTCTTCCAGCCGGGCGAGCGGTAGGCCCCGTGGCGGCCCAGCCGCGAGGAGAACGTGGCGTTCGTGCTCGGCGAGCCCCAGAAACCCTTTTCCTTGGTCAAGAGCCACTGGACGCCTTGGCCGTCGCGGTAGTCCTCGTCCGGGCTCATCGTGAGCCAGTCGAGAGTCCAGGTGTTTGCGCCCTGTGGCATCGCTGCCCCCTACAGTCGCGCTCCGAGCGACAGACGCCGATCGATGACGTGGGCGATGTGCTCGGGGTCGGCGTCCGTGCGGGCGTAGACGGTGATGGGTCGCGCATTCCCGGCGGCCTGGATGCGCCCGACGATGGCTTCGTACTGCTCCCTGGTGAACACCGCTTCGGGCTGCCCCGTGCCGTTGTACACAGTGGACAGCCCTGGCGGCAGCCAGCCGCCCTGGTCGTACCCGCGCGGGGTCGAGCCGACGGCCTGTTGGACGTTGAAGATCGTCCCGTAGCGGGCCTTGATGTAGTTGATGCCCGCGACGATGTTGGCGATCGGGTCGTAGATGTCGGCCGACAGGCGCGGGTCTCGGTAGGCGCGGAAGGTCGCCCCGATGGTCTGCATGAGGCCCCTGCTCGGGTCGCCGCGCTGGGCATTGATGTCCCACATGTTCGCGGCCCGCGGATTCCCGCCGGACTCGCGCATGATGAGTGTCCGAAGTGGGCCTTCCCAGTTCGCGGGCACGCCTGTGAGCCCCATCGCGGCGTGAATCCACCCGAGCAGGTCGCCGCCGACGGTGGGAGCGCCATCCTCGCCGGAGGAGAACGGGTTGAGCTTGGACCACAGCCAGTCCACCGCCTTGCCGATCAGCTCGCCGGGCATCTTGGCCAGCATCGTGATCCAGGGCGAGTCCGCGAATCCGATGTGCGACTTGACCCACGCGATCGGGTCCTTGAACAGCGCGACGACGTTTTCGCCGATTCCCTTCGCAAAGGACAGAATGGTGTCGATCACGCCGCCGCCCGCGAACCGTGCGACGCCGCCGCCGGAGAATCCGTTGCGCTCCAACACTGTTGCCGGTCGTCCGGATGCCGCAGCGTTGAGCGCCAACACGTTTTCCGCGCCGACCATGCGCGTGGCCTCGGGAGTGAGAACCGATTCTCCCCGCGACAGCAACGCGGGCACCTCGTCGCGGCCCGGCGCGAAGCCTGGAATGACGCCGCCACCGGCAAACTTGATCGGCGTCGCTTCCGCGAGCTTGCCCAGTCCCAGGAAATCCGCAACCCAGTTCCACACCGCGCGGATGCCTTTGTTGTAGACCCAGTCGATCACGAAGTTGACCGGCACCGCCGCGATTCCCTTGATCTTGTCCCAGATCTGGCCGATCCAGGTCACCGCGGAATCGAACGCCTGGCCCACCGCGTGCACCGCACCCTTGACGGCCTCGAAGCAGGGGACGATCACGTTGTCGTAGACCCAGCGGATCGCGGAGCCCAGCGCGGACCAGGCTGGCCGCACGATGTGCTCGTAGACCCAGGAAAACGCGGCTCCGACCGCGCTCAGCGCAGCCCGCAGGGCGTTGAACGTTGGCAGCACAATGTTGTTGTATGCCCACGAAATCGCCGAGCCGATGCCGTCGAATGCGGGCACGATCACGTTGCGCCACAACCAGGTCGCGACCGAACCGGCAAGGCGGAACGCCGCGACGATGAAGTCGATGACCGGCAGGATGACCGAGTTGTAGGCCCACGAGATCGCGGCCCCGATGCCCTCGAATGCAGGCTGAATCGCGTTGCGCCACAACCACAATCCGATGGCCGCCCACATGCGGTAGTAGCCGACGATGAAGTCGACCACGGGCTTGATCGCGTTGGTCCAGAGCCACACGGCGGCAGCGCCGATGAAGCCGAAGACCGGCGAAAGTACGTTGCCCCACAACCAGGTTGCGATCGCTGCGAGCACTCGGAAGGCGATCACGAAGGGCGTCACCAGGACCGTGACGACGATCGCGATCAGCACTCGCGCGGCCAGGCCGATGAAGTTGAACACCGGACTGAGCACATTGGACCACAGCCAGGACGCGGCGGCTCCGATCGCGCGAAACGCCGCTACGGCACCGTCCCAGAGCATCACGAAGAACCGGCCGACCGCGACCGCTCCGGCCACGAGCCCGTCGAAGGCAGGCTTGATCGCGTTCTGCCAGGCCCACAGCGCCGCCGTCTGGATGGCGCGCCAGCAGGCCATCACCACGTCGCGGAAGCCCTCGAAGTGCGTCCAGGCGTAGACGACCCCGGCGACCAGCGCGGCGACCAGGGCGATCACGAACCCGATCGGCGAGGTGACGAACGCGAGCTGGAGCGCGAGCCACGCGATCCGCACAGCGAGAATCACGCTGCGCACCAACGAGATCGCCTTCGTGACCGCACCGACCGCAGCGGCGATTCCGTACCACGTAGCGAAAGCCGCCGCGACGCCGACGATGACTGGCGTCAGCGGCCGGACCCAGGTGGACACGGTGATCAGGGCCGGGGCCACGTAGTCGCCGAGGATCTGGCCGAGCAGCCGCCAGGCTCCGACGACCGCCGCCCCCGCGATCTGGCCGAACAGCGAGACGACGGGTTGCAGCGCGTTCCAGACGTTGCGCGCCGCCAGGCCGACGGACTCCATGAATCCCGCGAGGCCCGAGCTGGTGAGGTCGGTCCCGCCGTCGCGCCAGGCCGCGAAGAACGCCCGCACGCCACCGACCACTTCGGACAGTGCCGATCGCAGCGCACCGGTGATCACCTGGAACAGCGGGCTCGCCGAAATGGACTGGAGCAGCGAGGGCACTTCGCCGAGCGCATCGGTCAGCCCGTTGAGGGCGGTCTTGATCGCGGGCAGGGCGGGCGCGACGAGCTGCCCCATCGCCCGGTTGAAGTTGTCCGAGAAGTTGGACCAGATGCCGGTCAGCGTCGTCGCCTGGTTCGACATCATCCCGGCGAACGCCTGCGTCTCCCCGGCCGCGCCCTTCGTGCCCTGCTCGATGCCGGACATCAGCTTCGGGATCGCCTCGGCGCTGGGCACCAGGCCCTTGGAGACCATGTCCTGCATCGCGATGGTCGTGACGCCGTACTGGTTCGCGAGGATGCGCAGGGCGGGAATGCCGGCTTCGGTGAGCTGCAAGATCTCGTCGCCCTGGACCTTGCCCTTGGCCGACATCTGCCCGATCGCGATGACGACCTGGTTGATCTGCTCGGCCGATCCGCCCATCCCGGCCACCGCGTCGCCGATCGCGGTCAGCGTCGGCAGCACGTCGCGCGCCTGGAAACCGAACGCCATCAGCCGCTGCGCGCCGGTCGTGACCGAGGGCAGGTCGAACGGCGTCTTCGCGGCGAAGTCCTGGAGCTGGGCGACGAACCCCTGCGCCTTCTGCGCGGAGCCGAGCATCGTCGTGAACGCCATCTGAGCCTGTTCCTGGCTCGCGGCGAACCGGACGCCCATGCCCACCGCGGCGACGCCAGCTCCGGTGAACACGGTCCCGGCGGTGATGCCGAATCCAGCCAGCACCGAGCCCGCGCCCCGGATCGGAGCCATCAGTCCGCTCCGGATCGCCGCGCCGGTCCGGCTGAACGCGCTCTCGGACGTCGCTGCCATGCGGCCCGCCTGGTCGGCCACCGACCGCAGCCGCCCGCCGACGGTCCCGGCGGCTCCGGAGAACGCGCTCGCGGCGACCTGGCTGGAGCTGAACCCGTCGCGGACGCGCCCGAGGACCGGGCTGACGCGGGCGAGCTGGTCGAGCACGGGCGCGGTCCCGCGCGCCACCGTGGTCATCGACTGCGAGCCGGACCGGCCTACCTCATCGAACCGGGTGCGCAGCCGGGCCAGTGTGCCGGACAGTCCGGTGTCCATTCCGCTGCCGAGACGACGGCCGACCTGCTCACCGGCAGCCACGCCGACCCCGGAAAGCTGCGAGTTGATCTGGGAGGCCGCCGAGGACCCGAAGCCGCGCAGCGACGGGAGCAACTGGACGTAGGCAGCACCGGCCGAGTACGCCAAGCGGGGATCACCCCCTGCCCAGCATCAGTCGGACTCGTTCGCGGTGGCGGTCGTAGGCGTCGGCCGCGTCCAGCCGGTCCCGCGCCAGCCGGGGCCGGGGCATCGGATTCGGCTTCTGCGACTTGCCGGTCCGCTGCGCCTCCAGCGAGGACCGGATCGTGAGCAGGATGTCGGCAACGTCGGTCAGCGCTGCCCGCTCCGGCGTCCAGGCACGGGCGTCGACGGCGGCGCGGCGGGACGGCTTGCGGCCGGATTCCCGCTCGGCGTCGCGCTGGCGGAGCGCCAGCTCGTCATCGTCGCGGATGGCCACCTTGTAGTGGCCGTGATCGGGCAGCCGCTCGATCAACCGCAGCAGTTGCGGCCACGGACGTTCCGCCCGGAAAAACTCAAGAATGTTGATCTTGAGTTCGCGTTGGAGGTCGTACTCGATTGCCTCGCCGTAGTCCTCGATCAGCGCGACGAGGCCCGCGTACCCCCCGGCGGAGCCGCCGACAGTCCGAAGTGGTCCACCATGTCGCCGACCAAGCCGTTGAGCACGCTCGCGGGCTCGTGGCGGACCAGCTCGTACACCTGGTCGAAGTGCTCGCCGGTCAGCAGCTCCAGCGTCCGCCGGGAACTGCGGGACTCCTCGATCTCCAGCACCGTGTCCCCGTCCGGGGCCTGGATGCTGATCTCGGTGCCGTCGTCCAGCTCCAGGTCGAAGGGCTCGGCCTTGGCTTCGCGGACGTATCGGTTGAACTTGTACTTCTTGCTCAGCGGGGAATCCGCTCCTCTAACGGTCGTCGTCGTCTTCGTCGGGGTCGTCTTCGTCGGCGGGGGTGGCCGGCGGATTCGGCGCGGGTGCAGAGGTCGAGCGGTCCTCGGGCACGACGGTGTAACCGCGGCCGAGCGTGAGGTCCCGGATCTCGGACTCGTCCTCGGTGCGGTACGTCCTGCCGTCGGGTGCGCGCAGGGTGGCCATCGCGGATCTCCTGTGCTCGGTCGGACGGGGCGGGCGGATGCGCGGGGTGAAGGGTGTGGCGCGACGCCACGGCCACCCCGTCCGCGAGCGCCGCGCCACGACTGGGGGTTACGGCGTAACCGGGGCCGTGGCGAAGCCCATCTCCTCCAGCAGCGCCTTCCAGCCGGGACCGCCGAAGAAGAACCGCATCGCGGTCTTCGCCTCGTCGTCGTAGTTCGCGGTCATGGTCACGTCGTAGCCCACGGGGTCGTCGCCGTCGGACCACTTCTGGTCGCCGGTGTCGGTGACGTTGGCCTTCGGCGCGAGCTTGGCGACGTAGATGGTGTCCGCGCCGGAGCCGTCCACGAACAGGCCGAAGGCGCGGAAGTACCGGGTGCTCGGACGCGACGGGCGGTCGAAGGTGACCTCGCCCGTGGTCGCGTCCGGGACGACGCCGGAGAGATCGACGCCCTCGTACAGCTCCAGGGTGCGCCGCTTGGTCTCCTGCGCGGTGAACTTCAATCCGTCGGTCTGCTTGGTGATGTCGCGCCGGGTCGGCTCGACCGAACCCCAGGACTCCACGTCGGAGGTGTCGACCGACTTGGACCAGGTGGCTCCATCGCCCTTGTCGACCCAGCCGATGTCCTCGTAGCCCGCAGGCAGGCCCATCAGGGCCGCGGCGTCGCCGGAGGTGAGCGCGGTGGGCAGCTCCGCCGCGTGGTCGGCGATGAAGATGCTGCCCTCCAGCGCCTTGCGGATCAGGTCGCTCTGCTTCTTCTTGAGCGCGTCGTAGGTAGTCGTGGTCGGTGCAGTCAGTTCGTACTCAGCCTCCCTGTGCGGTCGAAGCGGCTACCATGCTCGTCGTCTTCGACGAGAGGGATTAGTGTGAACGTAGCCTGGTGGGCACTAGGTGTATCTGCGCTTTCGCTTCTCATAGCTGCGGGTTCACTTGCGTGGAATATCCACTCGTTTAGCCGAACTGGACCTGTAATCGATGTGAAACTTTCGACCTCAACCAAGATGAGCGCAGTGCGGGAAGCACCAAAGGTGAAGTACTCATGGCAGACCGGAGGTATAAGCGACAGGATTTTCTTTAAATCAATCTACCTTGACGTCGTTGTCTATAACGAGGGAAGGTCGCCCGTCGATCTGACGGAGTTGTGGATTCTAGCGCGCGGAGTCGACCTTTGGTCAGGCGCGTCAGCTATAAGCGACAATGAGCTCCCCCTTCGAATTGAGCACGGGTCAATGCGCAGCTACGAAGTGGACTTGGTGGAATTTATTGACGATCTCAGAGACAACGAAGAGGAACGAGTGGAATTCTTCATCGCGGAAGCGAAATTAGGGAACGGGAAGACCGTGCAGTCAAATCCAATTCCATTAAGCGAGTGGTCAGAACTGCTCAGGACAGCCGAGGAGCATTTTGCGGACCTCCCTTCCGAGTCCTCCGCCAAGAAAGACGAAAATATCCAATGATCCGCCGGACGTCCTCGGTGGTCGCGTACGGCACCTGTGTGGGCGGGTTGTCGGTGCGCGCGTTGTCGATCAGCACGCCGTCCACGTCGGTCCGGATGCTGCCGAGGATCACCTGTCGGCACTGCTCGGAGAGCTGCCATGCCTGCGCGCGGTCCTTGCCGTAGCAGGCGATTTCCACGCGGGGGTAGTCGGTGATCCCGTCGTCGGAGCCGCCGACCCGGTTGACCCGGATGAGCGGCGGCGTGAGGTCGGCTGGGGTCGCGGTGACGGTCGGCGCGACTTGCTCCAGCAGGCTCATCACCACCGTCTCGGCGTCGGGAAACGGCGGCAGCACCAGGCCCACGCCTTAGCCCGCCTCCACGATGTCGATGGTGCGGGCGAGCACGTGGTAGGGGTGCGGCTGGTGCTGGTTGCCCCACTCCACGGCCGCCGAGTGCGGCGCGCTGGCCACGATCAGCCCGACCGGCCGGTCCCGCTTCCACCCGCCGATGCCGCCGTCTTCGGCGTGGATGTGCGCCGCGTACTCGCCGGTCTGTCGCGGGGCGATGCGCTGCGCGAACTGCGCTCCGCCTCGGGCGCGGTCCATGATCAGGCCGTGCACCTCGGGGCCGCGCAGCAGCTTCGCGAGGCCCGCGTGGTCGACCACGAATTCCACCTTCGCCATCAGCCTGTCACCCTTTCCAGGTTGATCACGCACACCCCGGCACCCGTCGTGAACGGGCTCCGGTAACGCTCGGGTTCGCCGGTTACGGCCCACCGGGTGCCGTCGGGCAGCACCACGCGGTCGGTGGCCGTCACGTCGGCGTCCAGTCCGGTGTAGACGGTCACGCGGGAGGACACCTGGTCGGCGCGGTCGGTGTCTTCGGTCGAACCTGCCGGGGCGAGCACGCAGTCGGTGACCGGGTGCTCGGCAGGCGGCAGCGGGTCGCCGTAGCGGTTGGTGCCCGCCGGGCGGGAGACCGTGATCGTCTGGCCGATCAGCCCTTCGGGCGTCACGGGATATCCACGGTCGTCGCGGTGTCCACGCTGAACGCGGTGCCCATGCCGACGGCCCGCCGCAGCCGGGTGCGCTGGTCCCGGCTCAGCGCCAGGCCGGTGGCCGCGTAGGTCGCCGAGTACGGCCCGATGGTGGTCGAGGCCGCGCCGCCGGGCGTCGGCACGGCTGCCTTGCCCAGCTCCAGCGCGACGGCCGCAACGCCCGGCGGGACCGGCTCGGGCAGGTCGCCGATCTCGGCGGTGATCGCCGACAGCGCCCAGGTGTGGATCGCCGTCGCCGTCTCCTCCGAGACCGGGCGGCCGGCCAGCGCGGCGAGGGTGGCTGCGGTGAACAGCTCGGCCACGCCTTACTCCGACCGCACCCGCCGTGCCTTCGCCGAAGCATCCTTTGTGGACGCTTCGGCGTCGGCGGACTTGCCCGCCTCCCGGACGCCCAGCTCGGGCGGGAGCTTGCGCAGCTCGGCCGCCGTCTTCGCGTCCACCTCGGCCACGCCGTCCACGAACTTCACGCCGAGGTCGCGCACGATCAGGCCGGGGTGGCGTTCGCTGGTGAACTTCACGACCCGCCGCCCTTCTTCTTGTTGTGGCTTCCCGGTTTCGGGCCGGGCTTGGCTCCGCGTCCGGACTTGCGCTGGTCCTTCGACGTTCCCGGATTCGGCTTGCCTCCCATAGGAATCAGGCCGCCGTGGTCGTGAGTCCGGTGATTTTGCCGTGGGCGCGCTCGTTGCCGTAGTTCAAGCCGACTTCGCCGTAGATCTGGTACTTGTCGGCCGCGCCCGTCTTCGCCAGCGGCTCCGTGAACAGGAAGCCGCGGCCGGGCACTCGCAGGAACACCGGGGCCAGCTCGTCCAGCGAGGCGACCACCACCGTGTCGGCGGGCATGTAGCGGTTGAGCATGATGTTCAGCCGCCCGAAGTCCGTCTCGATGGTCTGCAACGAGACCCCGCCGACATTGCGGGTCTGCTCGCGGTAGCCCTTGCCCGCGATGAACGCCTTGGTGAGCTGCCGCTTCTGGAAGGCGTTGCAGATCAGCGTCGCCGTCTCCGACACGGTCAGGCCGCCGTTCTCCCACGTCTCCTGGAGCAGGTCCACGATCAGGCTCTCCGTGAGCGGCGCGGCGGTGGCGTTGGTGATCACGTTGGTCTCGATCGCCTGGAGCAGCCCGCGCGTCTTGCGCGGCGCGGCGTTGTCGCCGGGCTGGGCGAACGTGCCGGTGATGAAGGACAGCTCGATGTCCCGTGCGATCTGCTCCAGGTGCCGCTGGGTCTGCCAGACCAGCTCGTCGCCGACCGGGTTGGTGCCGCTGATCGCGGCCGAGGTCGGCACGTTGGAGCCGGTCGCCGCGTACTGGCCGGTCGCGGCCTCGCGGGTGTAGCTGATCTCCAGCGCCTCCTGGTGGATCTCCACCACGTTGAAGTTGTTCCAGCGCGTACGGGCCTCGGGCTCCGGGGCGTCCGCGCCCTCCAGGCGCTGCCGGGAGTTGTCGGCCGCGCGCAGGTCGTAGGACTGCCACGTGAAGATCGTGGAATCCGTGGACTGGCCGCCGGTCAGCCCGCCGATCGAGGACAGCAGCGGGGTATCGGTCGGCGTGACCGCGAACAACTCGCCCACGTAGTTCGGCGAGTTGAACGTGGTGAGCATGCCGGTAATGCCGGGCATCGCATCTCTCCTGTTCTATCTACGACGCCGACACCGCGACACCCGCGTTAGCTCTTGACCTTGTTGCCGAGCAGTTGCGCGGTCTTGAGCCGCAACGCTTCCCGGTGATCGCCCTTGCTCTCGGCCTCGCGGATCTGGTCCGCGACCGACAGGCCGCCCCGCGCTCCCTGGCCCGGATCGGGGTTCGGCCCCCGACGGCCCTTCTCGGCCGCCGCCAGGTGCGGGCGGTCCTTGAGCACGGCCGCAACGTCCTCGGCGATGGCGGCGGTGTCGATCTCGCCGTTCTCGGTGACGTAGCGGTCCTTGTCGTCCAGGTAGCGCGGCGCGTCGGCGGGCGTGGCCCAGCCGCGGGCAGCGGCGCGGATCTCGGCGTTGATCGCGGAGGTGAGCGCCGACTTGGCGCGGGCCTCGGCCTGCTCCGCACGGGCCTGGTTCTTCTCGGCTTCCGTGCGGTTCGCTTCCTCGGCCTCGTCCCACTTCTTCGCCTTGGAGCTGTTCTCCTTGGCACGGGACTCCCACTTCCGCGACTGCGCAACCGCCTGCTCGTAGAGCTTGCGGTAGTCCTTCTCCTGCTCGTCCTGCTTGGACTTCTCGTCCTGCGCGGGCGGGCTGGCCGGCTGCTGCTGACCAGCGGAGTCGGGCTGCTGCGTGGTGTCGTCGGTCCCGCCGTCTGCTGGCGCGTCTGCGGTGGTGGTGTCGGACATTGAGTGCTGGTTCCTCCCGTGCGGGATCGCCGGGCGGTGGCGTGCGCCTGCCCGGTCGGTGCGGGGTGGGGTGCGCCGTGCGGCGCGCGACTCAGCGGGTCAGGTAGGCGTAGCGGCGCAGCTGGCGCACCAGCTCGTCGCGGCCCCACCCGAACTCGTCGCCGAGCCGGAAAATCTCGCCTGGCGTCAGGCGAGGAGCTTTCGTCGTGCGGTACCGGCGGCCCGGTTCCTTGGCCAGCTCGGCGTCGCTGCGTCGCCGCAGGCTGCCGTCGGGCCGGATCTCGTAGCCGCCGTAGAGGGCTCGCTTGGTCGTGCCCGTGGTGGTGATCTGCATGTTCCGGCCGAACACCTTGACCGTGGCCATCCCGCGCCGGGCGTTGACCACCTGGGAGATGTCGCCGCCCATGCGGATGACTTCGGCGTTGGCCGTGCCGAATCGCCGGTTCTGCTCGGCCTCGCTCATCGCGTGGAACAGCGCGGTCGGCTCGTTCTCCGGCCGACCGTCGCGCCATTCCTCCCGGCTGACCGGGACCATCGTGCAGTCGCAGCGCGGATGGCGGAGGAAACCCGTGCTGTAGCGGTAGAACTTCCCGGCGAGCACGACGCAGCGATCGCAGGCCGGGAGCTTGACCACCCGCTCGTGCCCGGCCGCGCCGGGGTGCGCGGTCTCGGCGACCTGGACGGCCGACCGGCCCGCGTCGTTGATCTCGGTGGAGACGTAGGTCAATGCCCGCCGCAGCCCAGCCTGGTGAACGTCCATTGTGGACGCTCCGCCGAGCAGATTCTCCAGCAGCCACACGTGCAGCGCCCCGGCCAGCCACTCCACGCTCATGCCGCCAGCGGTCACACCGCCGAAGCTCGCGGGCAACACCGAGGCCGCCGCGGATTCGTCGGTGCCGGACAGAGCCTGGCCCACGAACGGGTCCGCCAGCGCGGCGGCGTAGATCTGACCGGCCGTGACCGCCGAGACGAACACCGGCAGGATCGCGGTCGGATACACCCCCGGCAGCCGGTCGGGCGCAACCTCGCGCCAGGCCCGCTGCACCTCGTTGGCCGCCCGCCTGACCGCCGTCTGGGTGACGTCCTGGTGGTCGTGGCCGATCTGAGTGCGCTCGGCCGTCGGCGCGGTCATCCGCTGGCGCTACCGGCCGGGACCGGAGGCTTGCTCGACGCGGCGGCGGACGGCTCGGCCTTCGGCCCGGTCTCGGCCGCCGGGTCGTAGACCGCGCGGGTCACGTCCTCGCGGTCCTCGGCCTCCATGTCCGCAATCTGGGTCTGGGTGTAGCCCAGCGTGCGGCGCGCCATCCGGCGCGGCACCAGCTTGTCCGCCTGGTAGAGCTTGACCACCGCGTCGGACTTCTGCGCGAACGTCGGCGTCGCCGCGTCGGCCCACGCGGTCTCCATCCAGCGCGCCGCGTCCGGCACGAAGCCGTCGCGCACCAGCATCACCAGCCGCATGATCCGTTCCCAAGCCGTCTCGAAGCCCTTGATCCGCCGCTCGGCCCGCTTCACGTGCCGCGACTCGGCCGCCCGGATGCCGTCCGCGCTGGCCGGGTTGTCGCTGGAGTAGCCGAGGTTGTGCAGGCTCAGCCCGGACACCGTGGAGACCTGAACTGCCAAGGCCCGCAACGTGTTGTGGAAGTTCTGGAGATCCGCCTCGGTGAACTGGCCGACCTCGACGCCGTCGTCCTTCTTGGTCTTGGAGGTGGACCAGATCTTGCCCGCGATCGTCTGCCAGACCGAGACCTTCTTGCCGTCCGGGTCGCGGAAGTCGTCCTCATCGAACCCGAGCGCCCAACGCCTTGGCATGGCGTGGAATTCGGCGCTGATCATCATGTCCGTGGCGATCTTGCAGGCCGCGTCGGACAGCGGGATCACGTCGGCCAGCTCGGACGTGCCCAGCGGTGCCCACAGCTGCGGCCGGTTCACGATCGGCACGACCAGGACTTCGCCGAGCCCGTGATCGTCGCGGGAGACCTCGATGTAGCCGCCGCTGTCGCGGGAGACCACGAAGGTCACCGTGTAGTCCGGCAGGTACAGCGTGATGAAGTACCGGATCTCGCCGTCCGGCGTGGTGTCGTACCAGCGCTTGATCGCGGCGATGACCTGCCGGGTCGCCGGGTCCAGTTCGACGTGGACCTCAAGCGGTGACTCGATCGTGACCAACGGGTACTTCGCGTCGGCCGCGCGCGGGTTCGCGCCGACGATGGCGTAGGCCCGCTTCATGACCATCGCGGTGACGTGCGCCTGCTGGTAGCCCGCGTCGAGGTCGTTGTACTGGGCCACGTGGTCCAGGTCGCGGTCGAGCTTGGGCTGACCGCCGAGCCGGAAGCCTTGGAGGTCGATCCGCTCCTCCAGCGCGTCGACCACCAGGCGCGGCCAGTTGATCACGACCTGCCGGACACGCTCGTCCAGCGTGTCCATCAGCTCCGGGTGCATGTACGAGAGCCGCTGCTGGCCTTCGTAGTACTCCAGCAGGCGGCGCAGCTCGGGCAGCTCGTTGTTGTGCTGGTGGATCAGCCGCGTGATCCACTGCTGGTCGAGCTGGGTCGGTGCGTCTCCGATCGCCACGGGATCACCTCCCGCACGGATACCTGGTCGAACTAGTACTGGTGCTTTGCTTTCCGCTGGGCTAACCTAGCTAAACTAGTAACGACAGGTATTGGGGAGCAGTCATGATCGTCCTGAACATCTACGCAGAGACCGAAACCGACCGCACCGCCGACGCGCTCGGGCGCGACCGATGGGGGTACTGGCCGGGTATGAGTGACCTTGCGCTGTACCACGTCAACCACGGCACATGGGTCATCGGTGAGGAACGTGCTCAGCGGGAGAAGTACGCGCTGTTCGTCGTCGCGCCTGAGGACTACACCGTTCGCCTCGCCGTCGAGATCGACCGCATCGAGAAGGTGGTGGTCCGTGAGGCCGACTCCCGGCAGGACGACAAGCGGGTGATCCACGGCCGCATCCTTGAGCCGGGCCACCCCGTCTATGACACCTACGTCGGCAAGCCCTCGCCGCTCGGCCCACGACGCAATCCCGTCGGATACCTCGACTCAGCGCTGGACGAGGAGCTGTGCCGCTGCGGGTGCGGCGAGGCGTTGGCGGGCGGCGGATTTATCCGGGGCCATGAGCAGACCGCGCTGCACGAGCGCGTGAAGCAGATCGGCACCGTCGCAGAGTTCATCGACTGGTTCGACGCCCTGCGGACGCCATTCGAGGCCCGGCGCTAGCGCACGACCATCCGGCCGGACTTCGCGTGCTTCTGCGCCAACTCGCGCCAGCGGGTGATCGCCATCGCCGCCGTCGGCACCGCGTCGATGCGCTTGCCGACGGCGTTGCGGTCGGGCTTGTCGGGCCGGAGCTGGTCCGCGTCGCCGGACGGGTGGCGGACCTCCACCGCGTCGAAGCACCACTCGGCGACGGGATTCGCGTGGTGGGTCCATCCGCGCGACTTCGTGAGCGCCATCAGCTCGGTCATGCCGAACGTGAGCCCGCGGTAGGTCTGCGGGATCGGCGCGAGGTCGATCCGCGTCTTCTTCTGGATCTCCTGCCGGACCGGCTCGCCGCTCCACTCGTCGTACCCAGCGGCCATGACCTTGAACGTCCGGCAGTCCTCGGCGATGTCGGCGTAGATCACGTCGTAGTCGATGACATCGCCGGGCGTGACGGTGATCCAGCCGCCGTCGGCCCACTGCGAGACCCGCCCGTTCGTCCGGCCGTCGAGGAACTTCACCGCCGACTCGGGCAGCCAGAACCGCCACATCATCGAGGGCGCGCCGTCCAGGCCGTCGGGCACGAACAGCGCCCACGCCGTCATGTCGAGCTTCGCCGCCAGGTCGAGCCCGCCGTAGGCCCGGCGGCCGGCCAGCTCGGCGCGCAGCCAGTCCGGGGCCGGGGCGACGGTGCCCGCGCACTGCCGGTACAGGTGCATCGGCATCCAGCGGTGCGCCTGCTGGACCCACTGGTTGAGCCGGTACTGCCGGAAGGCGTTTTCCTTGCTCGGGTCGTTCCTCGCCTCTTCGGCTTCCTGCCGCAGCGACCGGATCGAGAGGAAGTCGCCCAAGGCGGGATTCGCGAGCGGCCAGTTCTTCTCGTCCCACGGGTCGGCGTCCTCGGGAACGTTGCGAACGTAGGCGAAACGGTGCCGCGCCCGGTCCGGGTCGTCCATGATCCGGACGCATTCGTTGTGCTCGCTGCGGGCGAAACTGGCCGGATCGTCGCCTGCCGTCGTGGCGGCGACCATCATCGGCTGCGCGCGGGTGCCCATGCCGGTGCGCATCGCATCCCAAAGCCGGGCGTCGCGCTGGGTCAGCACCTCATCGAAGACGACGCCGTGCGGGTTATGGCCCAGGTTCCCGGCCGCGTCCGCGGCGACCACTTCGTAGTAGCTGCCGGTGCGCTCATCGATGATCCGCTTGATGTGGTCCTTGACCACCAGGCGCGAGGACAGGATCGGCGAGAGCTTGACCATCCGGGCGGCGACGTCGAAGACCTTGGCGGCCTGGCCCCGGTCCATCGCGCAGCCGTAGATCTCCGCGCCCTCCACGCCGTCGCCGACCAGGAGATAGAGCGCGATGAACGCCAGCAGCTCGCTCTTGCCGTTCTTGCGCGCCAGCTCGATCCAGCCGATCTGGAACCGGCGGACGTAGGACTCCCACTCGGGGTCGTAGGTGACCTCGCCGAACAGCGGCTCGATGATGTCGCGGCGCTGCCAGGTCGAGAGCACGAACGGCCGCCGCGACCACTTGTCCTTGGTGTGCACGCACAGCTCGGCGCAGAAGGCCACGGCGTGCGCGGCCCTCGGACGGCAGAAGTGGTCGCCCCTCTTCCGGCACGTCTTGCCGTCGAGGGTGAAGCCGCACTCCGGCAGCCGCCGCTTACGAGAGGAGGCGTTCGGCGCTCGGCCCCTTGACGGCACCCGGCGCGTCCACCTTGAGCTGCGTGCGATCAGACGGCGTGAGCCCGAACCGCGCACCGTACTGGGCGAAGGTCGTCTCGGCCTCGCGCTGCACCGTGAGCGCCGGGTTCTTCACGAATCCGTTCGGTCCCTGCACCAGCAGCGCGGAGCCGTTGACCAGCTTGGTCGCCTGCTTGTAGCGGGCCAGCGCTTCGCAGACGACCACAAAGGCATCCATGTCCCACGGCGTCAGCACGCCGACGGCGACAAGGCTCGGGGCCAACCGGTCCCACACCGCGCGGGCGTCCTCCGACAGCTCCTCCGGCGGCGTGACCTCGCCCTCGGGCGGGATCGGCTCCTCGTGATTGATCCGGTCGGAGCGGTCGCCGTGCAACACCTTGAGAGCGGTCGGCTTCGGCTTGACTCCGCGTGCACCCACGGCTGGCCCTCCTTCGCCTGCTGTAACACCCCTGGTCGTGGCCGCGACCCTCAGGTAATGAACGGTCGCCGGAGCACCCTGGTCGCGGCGGACAAATTTGTCCGGCTCGCGCCCGGTGCCGCGTTCGTCTACCCGGGCGTCACGCTTACGCGGTACGAGAACGGCGAAATCGTCGGCACCGTCTGGCTGCCGCTAGGCGACGCCCCGACAGAGGCCGACGACGAGCTGCTGATCGCCCACCTGCACGCTGCGCTGCTCTGGTCGCACGGGCACGACGAGGCCCCCGTCAGGTAGGGAGGCCCCGACGGGGGCTCGTCGCTATCGGAGGGGATCAGGTACCGGAGCTGCGGCCACCAGCCGCGCCCGGCGAGCGGATGCCGAGCCGACGAGCGGCTCCGCGAATCATCGCGCCACTCACAGAAATCGCACGACGCATGGTGCTACCTCCTCTCCTTACTCCTCGTCCATCGGCACACCGAGCACTCGGGCCACGGCGTAGCCGTCCATGTACTTGTCACCGATGGCCAACAAACCGGCGGCACGGAGGAAGCGTTCCTTGTCCTCGCGTGACTTGAAGCAGACCGCGATCCAGTACTCGGAATCCGTGGCGAGCCGGAAGCGCTCAGCCTCCCGTTTCGCGCGGTCCCGGAATCCCCGCTGTAGTGCGGTTAACTCCCTACGGGAGTCCTCCGGTAGGTCTCCGGTGTACTCGACGTTCTCCAGCGGGTCCGGTTCCGGCTCGGCGTTGAGCTGCGCCAACAGGTCCTCATTGGACCCGCCGACCGGCGCGGCCGAACCGGCGAGCTGCGCCATCACGTCGTCGTTAGAGTCCGGCACGGAACAGCTCCATGTCCGCCAGCGGGAACCACTCCAGGATGCGGTCGTAGTCCCGTGGCCGGTTGTCCTTGATCGGCTTGAGAAACCGGAGATCCAGGCCGTCGAAGGTGCGGTTGAACCACTCGTAGTCGATCGGCAGCGGGCAATCGTGCTCGGCGAGCGCGGCCCGGACGTGCCGGATGCGCCAGTCCCAGACCGGCGACACCTTCATCACGTGCTCGCGCTTCGGGCCGTGGCCCTTCATCGCCGTGCGGCGGTTGGGCGAATCCGCGGCGCGGATGCCGTCGGCGGTCCAGGTGCTCTCCGGGTCCAGGGCGTAGTACTGCTCGCAGAGCATCCGCGAAATGTCGACGTAGTCCGGCTCCGGCAGCTGTGCGGCCTCGATGATCAGCCGCCGCTCCGGCACCTGGAACGTGAGGTTGTTCAGCCACCGGAACAGGCTCGGGTGCGGAAGCTGCGGGATCGTGACCCCGAAGTACCGCTCGTAGAACGCCAGCGACTCGTCCACGAACTCCAAGCCGGGCACCAGGTACAGGTGAAACGGCCGGACTTCCACCCCGGCGTCCCGCAGGCCCAGCCATGCGGCGAGCGAGTCCTTGCCCCGGCTGAACGCGAGCAGCACCGGCCGGCCAGCTCGGGCCAGCTCCGCCCGCAGCTCGGCCGACGGCATGGCCCCCTCGATCACGATCGGTGCGGTCTGGTCGGCTTCCTTGTTGATCACCAACCGGCAGCACCCCCGACCTTCGTGCGCGGAGGGCGACCGAAATGTGTCGGGGCGAATCCGGGCCTGGCTGACGATCCGGCTTGCCGGGCGGGGGGAGGGTGGCCCCCCTGGGGGCCTCGGCGGGCGCGGCGGTCATCCCCCACGGGTTGCGGGATCGACGGCCGTGGCCCGGTTGTGGCAGGGCTGGCACAAGCCTCGTCCGCGGTCTGGGTCATTCGGGTTGTGTCCATTTCGGATGAGTGCCCGGCGGGTGACCGGCCAGTGATCGGCCACTGTGGACGGTTGCCCACACGGTCGGCCCTTGTGGCTCGGGCACAGCGGGCCGGAGCAACGGCACCACGGATCACGGGCAAGCACAGCGGTACGGAATGCCCGGTGCCCTGGTGTGCGGTACCCCTGCTGTGCAGGGTCGGCCCTACGGCGGGTTGCGGCTTGCTTTGCACACTCGGCACAGCGGCCACCACCGGGGGCAGGCTCACCACAACCGGGCACAGTGCACGGGGCAGGGGCACGGTACGGCATGCCCTGCCCCCTTCCTGCCATGCAGGGCAACGGGAATACACCACGGGCAGGGAACTGCCGGGGGCCGAATTGCACCCCTGCACGGGGCTCACAACGGCCGGAATTACACCAGCGGCACCGGTGCCCCGGAACGGGCAGTGCCCCTCTGCCTTGCGGGCAGAGGGGCACTGTGGGTGCCGATTCACTTAGCGGCCACGATGTCGAGTGCCAGGCCGAAAGCCTTGTGTTTCAACGGGTTGTTGCCCCCGGTGAAACTCTTGTCAGCACGGGCGGTGAGGGCATCCTCCGCACCCTTGCCGGGCACCGGAACGAACCAATCAAGGTACTCGGTGATGGTGTTGTATCCGGCCCATACGGTGCCCCGGATGTCTTCCTGGGTGTCGGCGGACTTGAAAAGTCCGGTCAGAGTCTCCCAGTGTTCCTGCTCCGGTTTGCGCCAGTCGTCCAGCGGCTTGCTGAACTTCTCCGGCCAGACTGCCTTGATCAGGTCACCGAAGGTGTCGGCGGTCATCTTGGTGTTGATCATGCTCTCGGCCTCGGCCTGGAACACCTCGACCCAATCGAAATTGATCTTGAGGGCATCCCGGGCTTCCTGGATCTTCCCGGCCAGTCCGGACGAGTGCCGGAAGGTGTACTCGGAACGGAAGTTCCGGAGTGCGGCCCTTTCGGTGTTGGCGCACACCACCCGGACCGGCGTGGTCACGACCTTGAGCTTGCCCTGCCCGGAGTAGTTCTGGAAACCGGCGAGGTACAGGCCGATCTCATCCACCCCACCGATTTTGATCGACTCCGGGAGTTGCATGGTCAGGAAGATGTCCCGACCATCCCGGAGCGATCCCCCGGTGTCGAACACGGCACCGGAAGTGTCCACAATGGCCTGCATAAACTCTGCGAACTCTTCCGGCTGAATGATCGGGTACTCACCCGACACGATGCCCAGCGGCTGAAGCTCACCCGACACAGGAACGGTCCGGTAGGTGTTGACCCAACCGGGGATGTCCATCAGCTGCACAGTGTCCATTTCGGACACTTCCGGACTGTCATCCGGCCGATCGGCATCCTTGGGGATCGAGCACTTCTGAGTGTGCTTGGCTCCCACCTTCCGGCTGCACTCCGGGCACTTCCCGGTCGGCACCAGTCCGGTGATGCCGAATGACTTCCGGACATTCCAGTTGGACAGGTGGGCCAAGTCCAAGACTTCCTGAGCGGTCATCGGACCGGGGGCGACGGTGCCCAACCGGTGCCAGCCGGGCTCACGGGCGGAGGCGAAGGCATAGCTGCCATCGGCCATCTTCTCAAGCTGGTGGGCCATCTGGGGCTCTCCCTGGGTGTTGGTTGCTGTCTTGCTGACATCACCAACATTAACCCTGCACCCGATGATTGTCTGGTATTTATGATGCAGACCACAATTAGTAGACGATTGTCGAGTTTGATCTGCACTCTGGGTGTGTCAGCAAGGCAGCACACCAGCGAGAGCAGGGAGATACAGTGAAGCTCAGACGGGGCAGGAACCTCCGGCCACGACCGGCCGAGTACCGGCCACCCCGGACGGAACCCGGCACAGTGGAACAGCTTTCGGAGGAGGACGCCGACCGGGTGGGCCGTGCGGCCTACTACGGCGGAACGGACTGCACCGACGGCCGGGGCGGCGTGATCGGCTGGGACCAGCTCACGCAGGCCCGCCGGGACTACTACATCGGCATCGCCGCGTGCGTCCTCACCGAGGACTGCCACATCCGGGGCATCGAGATCGTTCCGAGGCGCGAGCCGTGAACGCGATCCTCGCCATCCTGGCAGCCCTGTCGCTCGGCGGCGGGCTGCTGGGGTGGATCTGGACGGGCAACTGGCGCGTCGGCGCGACCGGCCTCGTGATCATGTTCGTGATCGCCGTGATCGGCAGCCAGCTCGCTGCGCACGGGGGTGCGTCGTGAGCGGCTGCGGCCAGGCGGGGTGTGGTCGCCGATGAGGATCACCAAGGAGAACCGGTGCCGGGGCTCGTTCCTGCTGGCCCGGGATCCCCGCAACATGTCGCAGCTCGGCTCGAAGTTCTACGGGCGGGTGAGCGGCCACTGCCAGGTCTGCGGGCGCGACGTGAACGTGCGCCGCGACAACCTCACCGCGGTGGCGCACCTGCCGAAGGTGGCCGAGTGATGCCGCCCGTGCGATTCGACGGGGTGGTGGTGTTCGGCGATGGCCGGACCCACCCCGTCCGCATCACTACGGAGCTTTACCTCCAGTGGTGCGCCCCGAAATCCGAAATGGACGAGGCCGAGGACGCTCTCCGAGCGATGTCCTCGGCGCTCGCCGCCGTCGTCAGGAAAGAGAACCACCAATGAGCGAACGGCTCGAATTTGGCTACAACAAAGGGCTTCCGCCCGACGTCACGACCGCGTGGGGTTGCCGGGCGATCGTGCACGACGACGGCTTCGCGCTGGACGTCCCGCCGGACCGTGAGTCCGGCTTCGGCGACTGGCACACGCTGTGCGGCTACCTGCGCGACCGAGACGGTGACGGCTGGATCGGCCGGGCCACCGAGATGTTCGCGACGGGCGCACTGACAGTGCGATCCAGCGCTGAGGTCACGCTGTTCGAGGACGACCGAGCCGTGGTCAGGGCGAATCCGATGCGCAGCTACGGCTACCTCTACGTTTGCGCGTTCTTCCGGCCCGAGCCCGTGCGCGTCGACTGCCCGCCGGCCTTGCGCGAGCTGCTGCGACTGGACGGGGAGGGCTGGTCGTGAGCGGACCGATCATCTGCAAGGTATGCAACCTCGCACTCGACGGGTTCACCAACGAGGACGGCGTGACCTACCTGCACACGCTCTCGGACGCGATGGACGGCAAGGACATCAACCACGAACCGGTGCCGATCCAGGCCCCGCCCGGGTGGCGCGGGCACTGTGACTTCTGCACCGCCGGGGTGCCGAAGTTCGTCGTGCCGGCCCGGGACTTCACGACGCCGGGCTCGCCAATGGGTTTCAGCACAGGTGACTGGGCGGCCTGCGAAACGTGCGCGCTGCTGGTCGCGGCGGGTCGTTGGGACAGCTTGGTGAAGCGGGCCGCGAAGCACTTCGAGCGGCGGATGCACTTCCCGATGCCGTCGAAGTCGCGGAGCGCCGTCCGGAGGCTGTACTACAAGCTCGCGGCGAACATCACCGGCCCGATCCGGCCGCTCGACGGCGAGGAGGGCAAGTGACGCACTCACCGGGGCACGAGCACTGCCAGACCTTCCGGTTCGTGGCCTGGCAGTGGTGCATCGACACCGCCGAGGAGCTGATCCGCGCCGACGGGGAGGCCGCCGCGACCTTCCACCCGCAGGGCATCCTCACGTCGCTGGATCAGTTCCTCCCGCTGGAACCGGCGCGGCCCGGCTTCCTGCGGCTGATCGAGATCGAGATCGACCACGACTACGCGATGACCCGGACCGAGCTGGTCAAGCCGATCCTCGTCGCGCCGATCGAGCCGGAGAAGGGCGACAACGGCGTGATCGTGATCGACGGCTGGCACCGGGTCTACCGGGCGCGCAAGGAAGGCCGGGAGTACCTGCCGTTTTACCTGCTCACTCCGTATGCCGAGCAGAAGTCCCGCGTCCCCGTCTGGATCAGGTAGGAGGTGATCGTGTCATGACAGGCGACAGCCCCGGTCGCGCAGCGGCCGGGGCTATCGTGTCTTCCTGCAATCAGGTGTCAGCAAGACAGCAGGGAGACCCCCGGATGGTACGTGACCCGCTTCTGCCCAGGATGCTGTCGGTGACCGAGGCCGCCGATGTTCTTGGGCGCAACCGGAGCTACGTACACCAGTTGATCACCGAGGGCAAGCTTCCCGCCGGGAACGCAGGCACCACCGTGGTCCTGGCCGAGGCCACCGTGCTCCGGTACAAGGCCGGTGAGCGGTTCTCCTTCCCGACCATGCTGGTCGTCCACGTCTACGACGACGCCGCCGACAGCTGGACCGAGGCGAGCCGGACGGCCGTCGCGCCGGACTACGCGATGCCGGAGGCGTTCGGCCTGGAGGACATCGCCGGGGTGGAAGGTCGCTCGTACCGCGTCGAACTGCTGGACAACCAGGGCAAGTCGATAGGCATGGTCACGGTCGAGAAGGGGCATGAGGAATGAGTTGGCTGGTCGAGTACGCACCAGTGGCGGGCGTGGTCGTAGCGGTGTCCTCTGTGATTGCCGCATCTCTCTCGGGGCGTTTGGCCTGGAAGTCCTTTAAAACTGCGCGTGATGATCGAGAACACCACCACGCCTCGCGATTTGCAGTGTGGTGGTCCCCGGAAGGTAAGAAAGTCGTGTACCACAACGCTGGCGATATGCCCGTCTTCGACGTTGTCATCACGGTGAACGTCGGCGGCCAATTGGTGTACAGGCGTCCGCGGACGTTAGACCCAACAAAGGAGCTACGCGAGTTGAAGGACATCACTCGCATATGCCGACGGCAGGTTACCAAGTGCGTGAACGAGATGTACGCCGACGACATTCCCGCACAGCCGGACTTGCTGGAGCTGGCAGAGGAGGAGGCCATCGCGGAGGCAAGGGCCGAGTCGTGGTTTCGGGATGTCAGCGGTGCAGTATGGCACCGCGACTTCTCAGGCACCTTGGAAAAGGCAGATGAAAAGGAGTACTTGAAGGCGAAATCCGATGCCGAAGAGTACTGCTTGGAACTGCTCCGCAACCGGGAGTGAGACACCTCTCGACGGTGATACCTGCAATCTTGCACGCAGGTCAGGACGTTGGCAAGTTTAGGCCGCGTGTCGTGGCTTACTGACGTGGGCCAGCACCAGGTCGCGCACGTCGCCGAACCGGAAGACCGGGCGGCCCCGGCCGTCGATGCCGTGGGCGACGATCCGGCCCCGGCTCACCCAGGAGTCCCAGGTTCCGCGCGGGATGGTCTTGTCCAGCAGCAGCCGCGCCCACCCGAGCGCCACGGTCGCGGTGACCCGCAGATCGGCCGCGTAGTCGATCATCCAGTTCCGGCGCTCGTCCACGTCGTGCTCGGTGCCGCAGCTGCCGCACTGCACCCGGCTCATGCCAGGGCGGGCGTAGAGGTGATCGGGACACCTCTCGCCCTCGACCTGCGCATCGCACGGCCCGGCGTAGATCCGGTCCGGCGGGCGGTCGATGACCCGGCGGACGCGGGCGACGACGTGGGTGATCTCGTCGTGCAGCTCGTCGGCCGCCGGGTGCAGTGCGAGCAGTCCGGGCAGGCCGACCATCCAGGCGACCGCGCCCGCGGTGGATCCGGCCGGCGGGAGCAGGTGCGGGTTGCACTCGTGCACGTCGCGCGCCCAGGTCGAGATCGTGTTCGCCAGCACCCAGCCCATCTCGGACGCGGCTTCGTGGAACGGCATCGGCTGGTTCGCGGAGTGCGCGACCACGCCCGTGCCGGAGGCGATGACGCTCTGGCGGGACAGCGTGAGGCCCAGCTCGGCGATCAGGCCGCGCCCGCCCAGGCCGTCGGTGATCAGGGCGCGCAGTGCGCCCAGCAGCTCGTCCAGGCAGGCCGAGCAGAGCATGTCGTTGGTCGGCCGACCGCAGCCGGTGACGCAGGTGTGCTCAGCCATTGCGGTCACCGCTTTCGGCCGCCGCCCAGACGGCGGCGGTGAACAGCGCGCCGAAGCCGAGCACCAGCCACATCCAGTCGCCGGTCCACACGGCCGCGACGAGCCCGGCGATCAGCAGCGTGAAGCCGAGCGCGCCGAGCTTGGGCAGCGGGCGGCCGTTCATGCGGCGAACACCAGCCACAGCACCGCGATCAGCGCGAAGACCATCACCGAGGCCACGAGCACCGCGACTTCGCCCCAGGACCAGGGCTGCCGGTCGTTCATGCGGCATCGGCCTCCCCGTAGCCCGCCCGGTGCAGCAGCGTCACCAGGTCCGCCAGCTCCAGCCGCACGGGCATGCCCAGCTTCGGGTCGGCGACGTAGAGCGCGTCCGGGTTGCGGGCGGCCTCGATCAGCCCGCCGACGTCGGCGGCGGGCAGCCACGCCCACCACACGCCGGGGTCGGACTTGCCGTCCCGGCGCTGGACGACCACGCCGTAGTCGGCTCCGGCGGCCATCGCCTGCTCGGTGGTCTCGGCGAGGATGCCGGTGATCTCCCTGGTGGACAGGCTTCCTCGCGCCTTGACCTGGAAGACCAGGCCGGGCGTGCCCCGGATGTCGCCGAGGTCGGCCGATTCGCGGTCGCTGGCCTTCCAGCCGTTGTCGGACTTGCGCTCGGCGTCCGGCCAGCCGTGCACCCGCAGGTAGCGGCCGACGTCGCGTTCGGCCCGGATGCCCTTGTCTCGGTTCGCCCGGCCGATTTCGGCGCGGGTGCGTGCCTTCGGTTCCCTGCTCACGGTGGTCCCCACTCCTCGAATGCGAGCTGGTCGGTGCGTGCCTCGGCGTCGTCCGGATCGGCCTGGTCGTAGAGCGCGCAGAGCGCGTAGCCGCAGCCCAGAAGGGCGCAGGTCACGGTGTCGATCGGGCTGGCGTAGCGGGCCGCCCGGTTGAGGTGGTCCTCGGCGCGCTGCCGCAGGTCGGCGGGCAGCACGTCGGGTTCCGGGTTCGGGTGGTCGGTCAAGACGCCTGCCTCTCGTCCTCCGGCGGGTCGGTCGAGCCGCGGTCCTTGCGCAGGGCGGCCCGGACCATCGCCATGCCGCGTTCGGCGCGGTCGGCGGCGGTCGGGTCGTGGTCGCACAGACGGCCGCCGAGGTAGCCGGTCTCGTCGCACATGTCGCAGGCGGCGATGGCCTGCTCCCGCACAGCGGCCCGCTCCCGCCGGTCGGCGGCGATCCGGGCGTGCTCGCGGGCGTCGGCCTCGGCGTCGAAGCGCTCGCGGGCCTCGCGGGCTCGGGCGCAGGCACCGCAGGGCGGCGGGTCCGGATCGTGCTCGTGCTCGACGCAGCGACCCGGCGGTCGTTCGGGTTGGGGTTCGGGGGCGGGGGCTTCCGCGCGCGCGGGCGCGCGTCCCCTCCCTTCCTTTCCTTTCCCTTCCTTTCCTTTCCCCGCAGTAGGGCTACCGGAAGGCTCCTGTAGTCCTACTGGAGAGCCGCTACCAGGGATTTGTGGATAACCCGGCATTTCCTCCGGTAGCCCTCCTGTAGGGCTACCGTCGAGTTCCGGGGGAGGTAGCAGAGTGCCGTCGGACGCGGGCGGAATCTTGGACGGCGTGGGCTTCTGGATGCTCTGGTGATCGCTCCAGTTGGCGATCTCCAGGTACCGCCGACCGTCCGCTTCGTAGCGCACAATGCGCCCGTGGGCGGCCAGCGTCTCCAGGTCCTCTTCGATGTCCGCCAGGGACACGTCGTCCAGTGGCCAGATGTCGCCCTTGATCAAGCGCACGTTGTCCTTGGTGCGGCCTGCGTCGTCACAATGCGTCCACAGACCGATCCATGTCAGGCGCGCACGCAATGGCAGCGCCGACACGTCCTCGGACCGGAAGAAGCTCGGCTTGATCGTCCGGATTCGTGGCACTACGGCCTTCCCCCGTTGCTCTCAGGCTCAGCGAGCGTCCGCTCGCTCCTTCGCCGCCTCCTCCTGCACCAGCTCCCGGACGTTGCGGGACAAGGTGATTCCCGCGCTGATCGCAAGCAGGATCGAGGTGAGGAGGCGGACGGTGTCGCGCGCTTCATGGGGTGGCCTCCTGGTTGGGCTGCTGGGTTTCGTCGTCGGAGGGCGGCGGTTCCTCGTCATCGGGCGGTTCGGTCTCGATCACCTCCCCGTCCAGATCCGGGGTGAGGTCTTCCAGCGCTCCGGCGTCGAGCTCGGTCCGGACCGAGCCCTCGGCCGCGATCGCGCGGTTCATGACGGTGGCCATCGGCAGCCACTTCGCGAGCTGGCGCACGGCGGTCTTGCGGGCCATCGCCTCCCAGTCGGTGACCCACGGCCCCTTCTTGCCCGCGCGCGAACGACCGCGGATCGCCTCGACCGCGCCCACGTCCATGACCTCGAACTCCGCGCCGCCGTCGAGCAGCGTGGCGGCGGCGTAGACATCGGTGATGCCACCGCGGTCGCCCCGCGCGGGCTTGTGTATCAGGTCCGGATGGAGGCCGTAGGAGTACTCGAACTCGTCTTCCTCGTGCACCACGCGAGCCGAGATGTTCTTGAGCTGCCCGGAATTCCACGCCAGCTTGATCAGCCCGCGATAGCCGGGGATGAACGTCACCTGGTCGCCGTAGGGCACCAGGTACGCCTCGCCGAGCGGGCCGGGCTCCAGGCCGAGCTGGGCCGAGGTCATCAGCGCGCCGAGCAGCGACTCGGGGCGGCAGCGCTGGAGGTCTGCGCTCTGCCGGACCACGGTCAGCGCCACGCGGGTGAACCGCTCCGAGTCCAAGGCGGTGCCGGTCAGCGCACGGGCGATCTCCGGCTTCTGCCGCTCGATGAGCGTGCGGAGGTCGCCGCCGGCCGACGCGGCTCCGGTCTTCCTCTGGGCGAGCGCGGCCCTGGTGTTGGCGTTGCTTACTGCTGATCCCTCCTGGCTGTCGTGCTGGCAAAGGTGAGCCGCCGCCCCGCCGGGCGCTCGGTGACGTACGCGGCGTAGAGGTCGGGGTGCTCGGCGGCGAACGCCTCGTAGGCCACCGACCGGGACGGTTTCGCTGGGGCCTTGTGGCTGGCGACCTTTTCCCCGTCGCGCAAGGCTTCCTCGGCCGAACCCATCGCCGCCCGCAGCTCGTTGTCGATGCCTGTCCGCTCGGACTCCAGCGCCTTGATCTGCTCGGTCAGCTCGTGGCGGCGAGCGATGTGCTTGTCCCACAACGGGTCCAGCTCCACCGTCTCGTCGGGCACCGAGGGCCAGCGCGACAGCGCCCGCCGGGTCGCCTCGGAAGCGTCCGGCGGCGGGGCCTCGTCCCGCTGGACATAGCCCCAGAAGTCGGTCGCGCCGTCCACCAGGTCGGCGATCAGGTCGTCGTCGCGCTCGATCACCCGCTCCAGATAGGAATTGGTGTCCAGCAGCGCCACCACGAACGCGCGGGGTGCACCGAGCAGGCGCATGTACCACTGGATCTGGCAGACGTAGTGGATCGGCACCTCGTCCTCGGCCCACTCGGCGATCACCCGGTGCCCGCCGGTCTTGGCCTCCACGATCCCGGCCAGCTCGCCGTCCGGCTCCCAGGCCAGACCGTCCACATTGGCCAGCATCCATTCGTGCTGGCGGTCGGCGTAGATGCCTTCGCCGCCGGTCAAGATGTACTCGGGGTGCCGGTCGTCCCATTCCCGCAGCAGCACCGGTTCGAGCACCTGGCCCCAATACATGCGCTCGGTCGCCCGCTCATCGAATTCGGGCTCGACGCGGCGGGTCTTCTCCAGCCAGATCTGGTACGGCGTCTTCCACGGGTTGATCCCGCAGGCGGCGGCCACGTCGGACCCGCCGATGCCGAAGGTACGGGCGAAAGCCCAGTCGTCGCGCGAGGCGTCGGCCGGGAGCACGACCGGCGCGTCGACGTGTCCGTGCAGGCTCATGCGCTCCTCCCCGCCGGGCGGTGCGGAGCGGTCTCGGTGATGTCGCTGACCCGGAGCCGGTCTTCGCAGACCCACCAGTGGTCCGGGCGAGCGCCGTCCTCCAAAGTCTCGATCAACGCGCGCGGGACCTGGTGCCACAGCGCCCAGGCCGGCCAGCGCACGATGCCGGGGACCGGCTGCACAGAGACGCGCACGGCAGTCCGGTCACAGGAGATCCAGTTCGACGTGAGCCCCAGTCCCCAGCGGTCCGGGACCGGCACGTCGGTGAGCCAGATCAGGGACGCACCGAGCAGCGGGTGCCGGTTCGGCCGCAGCTCGCCGCTGCGCCGGATGCCGTGAGCCCCGTGGTCACAAGTGAAGTGGTAGAACGCGGTCGGCAATCATTGACCACCCGCCCGAACGTCGATCGGGTTCGCGCGGAACCACTCGTGCGCGTCGAACATCGCGACGGAGTGGGCCGTGGTCTTTCGCTTGTTCGCTTCGGAGATCGCCTGCCGCAGCGACTCCGGCAGCCGCAGCCAGCAGGTGCGGCAGGCGAAGAACGCCTGCTTGACCTGTCGGCCGCAGCCGCCGGGGCACTCGTGCGTTCGGTTCCGGGTCGCCGTCAGTCCTGATCAACCTCGCCGCTGTCGTCGCCGTCGGGGTCCTCGGCCCGCTCGCTGTCCTCCGCCGGTTCCTCCTCGGCCTGCGCGCCGTTCAGCACCGCGAGCTGATCGCCGAGGTCGTCCACCGTCTCGTTGAAGATCGGCGTGTCGTCGTCGTAGCGGAGGTCCACCGCGGGCTCCTCCACGTCCGGCATCTCGAAGGTCGGCATCTCCGGGGCGTCGTCGGCCCGCTCGTCCTGCTCGGTCACCACAGCACCTCCGCGAACAGCGCGCCGAGACCGATGCCCGCGCAGAGGACCGTCGCCAGCACGGCGACGACCATGCCCGGCGCGGACCGGAGGACATCGAGCAGCGGGAGCAGCGCGGCCCGGAGGCGATCGACAGCGCCGAGTCGGGCGTGCCTGCCGGTCGGGGGCGGGCTCATCAGCCGGGGGGCCATCAGGCGACCCGTCCGTTCCAATGGCGCGAAGGCTCGTTCCGCAGCGGCAGGGGCATGACGAAGTTCGTGATCCAGCCGTAGAGCGTCACGGCGTCCCGCCGGGTGCCGTAGTCGTCGGGGTGAAGTTCATGCCTGCCTTCGTGTTCTTGCGTTTCTGGATACTCGATGGCGGTCATCGCGGGCTTCCATTCCGTAGGTGATCGGGGGCTGGCCGACGCGGGTCGGGGCACAGCGTCGGCCAGCCCCTTGTCCCTGGTCCGTCACGCACCACGGGCCAGGTGTTCTAGGGGATGCGGTCGCAGGAGAACGGCCAGGCGGTCCTGCTGGTCAGGGGTGAACGGGCCGTGCTCATCGGCGAGATCGCCGACGTAATCGGCGAGGTCGCGGCTGATCCCCAACCGCTCCAGGTCCTCGTCGGTGAGCAGGGACCGGGCTGGCTTCTCGCTCAT